TAAAGCCCATCGCCGCTCTCGCTTTTGAGGGCAAGGGCGACTTCTCTGCCGGAAGCTGGTGCCAGTTCTGCAAGGTGAAAGCAACCTGCGCAGAACGAGCAAGAGTCAATCTCGAACTTGCCAAGTATGAATTCTCCCGTCCGCCGCTTCTGACCGATGAGGAAATTGAATCCATCTTAGAGAAACTGGACGAACTTGCCGCATGGGCAAAGGACATCAAGGACTACGCCTTAAATGCCGCCATATCCGGCAAGAAGTGGGCGGGCTTCAAACTCGTCGAAGGCAGGTCAAACCGCAAATACACCGATGAGACAAAGGTCGCCGAGACTGTCAAACAAGCGGGCTTTGACCCTTATGAAAAGAAAATCTTAGGCATTACCGCCATGACACAGCTCCTCGGCAGGAAACAGTTCAACGCGCTCTTGGGAGATCTCGTGATCAAGCCTGAAGGCAAACCGACGCTTGTACCGGAAAGCGATAAAAGACCGGAAATGACAAACATATTTGATGATTTTAAGGAGGAAAATATCCATGACTAAGAATCCGATGAAAGTAATTACAGGAAAAGACACACGCTGGAGCTATGCCAATGTATGGGAGCCGAAAAGCATCAACGGCGGCGTGCCCAAGTATTCGGTGTCCCTCATTATCCCTAAGAGCGACACAAAGACAATTGAAGCAATCAAGAAAGCAATTCAAGCCGCCTACAAGGAAGGTGAAGCCAAGCTGAAAGGCAACAGCCGGTCTGTTCCGCCGCTTGAAGCAATCAAGACACCGCTTCGTGACGGCGACCTTGAGCGTCCGGATGATGAAGCCTATAAGAACAGCTACTTTGTCAACGCCAACTCAACCACTCCGCCGGGCATTGTTGATGCCAGTGTACAACCCATCCTCACCCGCTCGGAAGTCTATAGCGGAGTCTACGGCAGAGCGTCGATTAACTTCTACGCTTTCAATTCCAACGGCAATCGCGGCATTGCCTGCGGGCTGAACAACCTGCAGAAGATTCGTGACGGAGAACCACTCGGCAGCCGTGCTACAGCAGAGTCCGACTTTGCCGATTTTGCCGAAGATGATGATTTTTTGAGCTAGGAGGTGGCGTTATATGATGGACCTGTTTTGGACCTATTTTCATCATATTTTCGCAGCGGTGTGTGCATTTCTCTGCACACTGGGACTGATCTCCCTGCCCGCATCCATCGTCATTAAGATTTCTGAGTGTTTGGAGAAACGCAAGAAGAAAGTCGAAAAGGCGGAAGAATAACCGGAACGGGCGGCAGAGCAATCTGTCGCCCAAGCTTTATTGGAGGAAATAAATGAAAACACTGACCCTTGACATTGAAACCTATTCCTCCGCCGATTTAAGAAAGACCGGTGTCTACCGCTATGTGGAGGAGCCGGACTTTGACATTCTGCTCCTCTCATACTCCATTGACGGCGGAGAGATAAAAACAATCGACCTTGCACAAGGTGAAGCCATGCCGGAAGAACTGATTAAAACTTTTCTCTCGGACGATGTCATCAAGTGGGCTTTCAATGCCCAGTTTGAACGCATCTGCATCTCGGAGTGGCTGCAGCGAAACGGATACGCTATAGAAAAGCCCGTTCCGTTCGGCCATGAAAGAGAATTCTTGCGCTACCTAGACCCGGAGTCCTGGCGATGCGATATGGTCTGGTCTGCCTATCTGGGACTTCCCTTGTCGCTGGAGCAGGCCGGCCTGGTCTTAGGCCTTGATAAACAAAAACTAAGGGAAGGAAAAGACCTCATCCGCTTTTTCTCTGTTCCCTGCAAACCGACAAAAGCCAACGGCGGCAGGATTAGAAACCTACCAAGCCATGATCCGGAAAAGTGGGAACTGTATAAATCCTACAACAAGCGAGATGTGGAAACGGAGCTTCTCATCCATGATAAGCTCTCCCGCTTCCCTATGCTGGAGACGGAATGGGAGCTGTATCACAGAGACCAGCAAATCAACGACCTCGGGATTTTAATCGACGGAGAACTTGCTCAAAATGCCATCCGGATGAATGAAGCCGTGCGTGAGGAAGGCATGGACAAATTAAAAGCAATCACCGGACTTGAAAATCCCAATTCCGTCCTGCAGCTGAAAGAGTGGCTGGCATCAAAAGGCATTGTGACGGAGACCCTTGATAAAAAAGCTGTGAAAGAACTTTTGAAAACTGCTTCAGGCGATGTCAAAGAGGTTCTCGAAACCAGGCAGGAGCTTGCCAAATCAAGCGTCAAGAAATATGAAGCGATGAGAGACTGTGTCTGCAAAGACGGCCGTGCCAGAGGTCTCCTGCAATTCTACGGAGCCAATCGCACCGGCCGCTTTTCCGGCCGTCTGATTCAGGTGCAAAACCTACCGAGAAATAAGATGGAGGATTTGGAGCTGGCACGAAGCCTTGTCAAAAAAGATGACCTTGAAACCCTGGAGTTGCTCTTTGACTCCATTCCGCAAGTATTATCGGAGCTTATCCGCACAGCCTTTATTCCGAAAGAGGGACGCACCTTCCTTGTCGCCGACTATTCTGCAATTGAAGCGAGAGTTCTCGCCTGGCTGGCCGATGAAAGATGGCGTATAGAGCTTTTCTCGAAAGGCGGAGATATCTACTGCCAGTCCGCTTCCGAGATGTTCGGTGTACCTGTTGAAAAGCACGGCATCAACGCCCATCTCAGGCAGAAAGGGAAAATCGCAGAACTTGCCTGCGGCTACGGCGGCTCGGTCGGAGCTTTGAAGGCGATGGGAGCCATCGAGATGGGGCTTTCTGAAGATGAGCTGCCGGGCTTAGTGGACGCTTGGCGTGCAACAAACCCCCGTATCGTTATGCTCTGGCAGGAAGTCGACCGAGCGAGCCTGGCAGCTGTTAGGGAGCGGACAGAAAGAAAAGTTAAAAACATCCGTTTCCGCTGTCAAGCCGGCATCCTCATCATCACCCTTCCATCCGGACGGGAGCTTTTCTACATGAAACCCCGCATCGAAGAAAACCGCTTCGGAGGAAGTTCCATCACCTATGAAGGCGTCGGAACGGGAAAACGCTGGGAGCGAATCGAGACTTACGGTGCAAAGCTTGTCGAGAACATCGTGCAGGCCATCTCCCGCGACATCCTATGCGGTGCCCTCATGACTTTCAAGCATTCCGACATCGTCATGCATGTCCATGACGAGATTGTCATCGAAGCAGATCTCCATATGTCTGTCAAAGCTGTCTGCGAACAGATGAGCCGGACTCCTAAATGGGCTAAAGGCTTGAAGCTTGATGCGGACGGATTCACCTGTCCTTTCTACCAGAAAGATTAATTACTCAAAACCACCCGTTCTGTCCAAGGGGAAAGTGAAGGGAGTTCTCCCTATCACAAAGAAACCGGAGGACGGATTATGTTTTATACCAAGCTGACGCTTCAAGATAACGGCGAGCTGATTACCTATCTCACCGACGACAACATCTACGGGAATTGCCCGGTCTGCGGAAAAGAAATCCCCATCGACTTGGCCGAAGTCTTGAGCGAAGAAGACAGCACACTCTGCAACACGGATGTCTATTGCGAAGACTGTGCTAAGAAATGGCTAAAAAAGAAATACGAGAACGGAGGTCTAAGATGAATGACCTCCAAAGAAAAGCCATCAAGAAACTAAGGGATAAAGGTGCAGGCTACAAGGCGATAGCCCAGAAACTCGATCTTTCCGTCAACACCGTGAAGTCCTATTGCAGACGAAACGGTCTGACGGGAAATCGATCCGGCACAGCCGCACTTGAAGAAATCTTATTCTGCAAAGAATGCGGAAAGAAGCTCACGCAAACCGACGGAGCAAAGAAGAAAACCTTCTGTTCGGATGTGTGCAGGCTTTCCTGGTGGAAGGATCACCCGGAGGAAATCAAGAGAAAAGCGAACTACGAGCTGACCTGCAACCACTGCCAAAAGACCTTTATTTCCTACGGCAACAAAAAGAGAAAATACTGCTCCCATGAATGCTACATCGCCCATCGCTTTGGAGGTGGTGCTTCATGACCGCAGAGCAATTTGAAAGAGAAGCAAAATATCAGGAAGCCTTATTGCTGGTAGAAAACCTGTTTGAAAACGGGCTTCTTACAGCCGAAGAAAGCCGCAATCTCGCACAATATTTTGAAGAAGAATATCAGCCCATAATCGGCCATTTATTACTTGCTATTTATCCTCTTTAGAGTGATGTATATGAGTGGAGGTGATAGTTCATGACGAAAATAATACAAAAAGTGAACGCCGTGAAGATTGAGCCGCCGAGGAAAAAACGTGTGGCCGCTTACGCACGGATATCAATCGAAAAAGGCAGAACGCCGCATTCGCTCTCCGCTCAGATCAGTTATTACAGCAAACTCATTCAGGAAAATGCCGACTGGGAATATGCCGGGGTTTATGCCGACAAGGCGGTCTCCGGAATAACGACTGACCGTCCGGAGTTTCAAAGAATGCTGCAGGATGCACGAGACGGGAAAATAGATATTATCCTGACAAAGTCCATCTCACGCTTTGCCAGAAACACCGTTGATCTCTTGGAGACAATTAGAGAGCTGAAAGCTTTAGGAATTGAAGTTAGGTTTGAGAAGGAAAAAATCAACTCCCTCTCCGAAGACGGAGAACTCATGCTGACGCTTCTTGCTTCCTTTGCCCAGGAAGAAAGCCGCTCCATTTCCGAGAACGTGAAATGGGGCATTAATGTTTTTATAAATATCGAAAGC